TTTGTTGCGCTTCTAAGTGCAATCTCAGAAGAACCCCTTAAATACAAGCCTCCTGTTCCAGCATCGTGAACATAACTATTCGACCCATCGTGATAAATCTCAAGGTCACCAGCACCGAAGATGGCTTTGTTGTTGTCGCCAAATGACAGGTTGCCCGTCATTGTGTCGCCAGCCTTGGCAACCAAAGTCGCGCCATCAGCATAAGCGTCCACCCAAGAAGTGCCATTAAAGACTTTCATATCCGCAGTCGTCTCGTTGAAATATAGACTGCCGGCGACCAAGGAATTTCCATCATTATCGACGCTTGGGTCACTAGCTTTTGCACCGAGGTAACGATCATCAAAGCTGTCGAAAGATGCCAACGCGGAATCCCGTGCGCTTTCAGCAGAGGTTTTCGCGCTCTCAGCATCATCCTTGTGCTGTTCTGCGGTAACGGCAGATGCCGCCGCGTTAGATGCTTGCGTTGTGGCTGTCTGCTCGCTTGATAACGAAGCCTGCTCACTAGCGTCAGCCGCCTGCTCACTAACGAGTGCCGCCGCCGCGCTTACGCTGGCGGCGTTCTGGCTGACCAATGCCGCTTGCTCACTAGCATCAGCCGCCTGCTCACTAGCGCTTGAGGCGTTCTCGCTGCCAAGTGCAGCCTGCTGACTGACCAATGCCGCTGCCGCGCTTACGCCCGCCGCGTTCTCATGGCCTGAAGCTGTAACAGCGCTGGCCGCTGCTGCCTGCTGACTTGCAAGCGCAGCCACTTCCGAACCAGCCGCATTCGTCTCCGCTTGCCGGGCGTTGGTTACCGCATTAGCGGTTGTTACGGTTGGCCCCCAAATAATTACGTTCTCGCGTCCTGCAACTGCGGGTGTTGAAGGCGGGTTCACGAAGGTAATGGTGTTTTGTGAGATCGAGTAATCGTCAACCGGAGTGTTAAGCTGGCCATCCACAAACACCAAAACATCGGTGTTGCTGGAGTAAATATAAGAAAGTGTGAACACGGCTTGAGAGCCAGTCCCCAAGAACTGATCAACGGCAGAAGCGCTTGTGTCGATAGCAGCGTTGGCTAACAGCAGCCAGTGAGCCGCCAAGCTGTCAAATGTCGAAGCGGATGTGTGAGCGTTGATACAGATGTATGTAGCATCATTGAAATCAACAACATCGTTAATCTCGTAGTAAATTCCGGTTGCCCAATCGCCCCTAATGTTGAAACCGTCAGCTTGAGCGATTGCAAGTGCATCCTGAGATAAACTCTCCGCTGTTACAGACTGGTTAGCCAGCTGAGTGTCGTCACGCTGCAAAATGGCCATATTGTTTAAAACGGCATCAAGGGTGGACTTGATGCGGTCAAGCTCCGCCTCTACCTGTGATGCTGGGAGCGGGTCTTGCGGGTTGGACGTTTGATACGCTGAGAAGTCGTAAGCACGACTATAAATAGGAGGCTGGGCCATTGTTTAATCCTTTTGATCTTGGTGACATTTGCACTTGCAAGAGTCCGGGTTGCATGGGCGCTCGGAACAAGCAAAACAGCGGCTCATGGCTTAGTAGCCCATCGACTTGGACAGCCTGCCGCTACCGCTCTTCTTTTTGGTTTTATTTTTTTTACTGTTTGGAAAGCCAGCTTGCATATTTTTGTAGGCTTTGGGAGTTACCGTCGAAGAAGATTTGGAACGAGACGTTCCAGCCTTTTTGCGTCGATTGATGTTTTCATACAGACTCATCAGGATTTCCTCAAATTGCACCGCCACCTTTTTAACGCAGCGCCTTTTCTGGTTAGCTTGCCCTTCTCATCTCTGATCGGGCCTTTCACTCCAGACATCCGCGCGCAAAAACTTTTCTTGCGTCCGGCGCGTTTGCCCTTCGGGTTTTTCTCCGTGACAGGAGCTTTAAGATTCGACCCGGTAGCGCGATTATATTTCGCCCTACCCTTTGCCGTTAATCCAGCGCCGCGCGACTTAGATAGCTTTTCACCGCGACCAACAGAAAGACTTACCGACATACCCGTCTCCAATAACCACAATCATTATAAAAATAAATCGACAGTTAATCTACAAATACGCAAAAGTTCATTTTCGCAAAAAATTTATATTCACGCCCATAATATGTAACGAGCGGGCATGCGGGGGTGGCCGGGGGGGTGGGTCGGGCGGTGAATGGTCTGCCCGTGACTATTCTTTCCTAGTCTTTCTGCGGCTCAACGACTGACGCGGTGACATCTATGGTGTTTTTCTCGTCTTCCCATCGGTCAATAAGCTGCCCCAGCTGCTCCGGTGACATCTCTGCCAGCTGCCCCGTCTGCCCCGCCTCGCCGGACAACTTGCCCAAGTCTCCGGCAAGCTCGAACACTGTGCGCGCTGCGCTCACCTTGGACGATGCGGGCGCGTCAGGGTCAACCATCACGGTTTTGAGCGTTCCGATAGCCATATTGGTCAATTCGCCTGCGTATATAGTTTGTCTCGCCTGCCGAATAGCGGCCTGAATGTGCGGCGCTCTAGTAAGCCTGTAGGCCGCCTGCTTTGGCTGGGCATATCCGGCTTGGCGCGCGGCCTCTGTCGGGTTCATATTGCCGGTGACTAGGTGATCAATAAAAGCCAGCTGCATATCAGTATTACCACCGGCTACCGGCGCTTTATGGGTGGGTTCTTTTTGTGTAGATTTCATGCCCTATGATAGCTTGTTGATTTGTTGTTGACTATATGCCCATTCTGGATATACTCACCCCACCAAAGCAATCTCGCTTTGGCAAAAACTGATGAGGTAAACAATGGGAACGAGAGCAACATATGAAATTGATGGCGAGGTTTTTTATTGCCATTTTGACGGATACCCACAAGGCGCGGCGGCGCGCTTTGCGGCGATGGTTGGTAAGCTGCACGAGGTTACCGATTACGGCACAATCAGAAACAACGGCGGCGGCATGGGCTTTGCCTTTATTCGCGGCGCTGATGACGCCCAGCCAACCGAAAGCCATGAGGCGCACGGCGATGCCGAGTATCGATATATCTGCTATCGAACTTCTGAGGGCGTAGTCTTAACCGCTCATGCTCGCATGGGTTTCAACGGTGGATGGCATATCATTTACAGCGGCGCGCTGTGGGGCTTTATAAACGCATTCACGCCAGACCTTGAGCGGCGTGCGTGTGTCGTGCCGCTTGGTCACAGCTGCGGCACTGGCTCGCTGGTCAGTGTCCGGCAGCTGCGTAGCCTGAAGGACTCCGCCGGAGTGTCTGAGGCTTTCCAAAAGGCGGCACGCCTTATTGGTTGCAATGCAGCGCTTGACCAAATCCGCTATGCAATCAAACAATCAGGCTACGAGCGCGGCGACGAACTGTCGGGCAATGTAATGCGCGGCGGCTTGCTCGCCGCTGCGGAGTAATTGTCATGCTTGATTATATCATTTTCGGCATTGTCGATAACGGCGTGATGATTTTAGGCGCGTTTACGGGTTTGGAGGTCGAGCGGTATTTGCCGCAGCGCTTCCGGCTCGGCGCAATCATGCCGATTGTCGGCGCTGGCATTGGTAACACTGTCAGCGATTTCATGGGCGGCGTTGCAGCTGGTAGCCCCGCCCTTGCCATCGGCACGGGTATAGGCTGCCTCATTGGGCTGCTGTTTATTCCGGCCTTCATGCAATTCATCAAGCCAGCGGAGGGCGGACAATGACCGGAGATAAACTCATAAAGCTTGTCCCGAATTGGGTGGCTGTTCTGCCAATTCTGCTTAATGGCTTGCAGAACGGCGACAGCAACGCGCAACAAATAGCGCGGCAGGAGTTGGAGCGAATGGCCGCAGCGGCTGACGCCTTCAATGCGGACGAAACAAGGCCAACTGATGAGCCGCTAGACGGGTAGCGGCGAAACGCTGGGGCGTGTCCTGTATTCGCCCCGGCGTCTTGGCAATCCCGCCAAACAAAACTGATGAGGTAAAAAAATGGACGTTGGAAAAATTATTATTCAACAAATTAGGGGTTTCGACCCACTGGCTTTGATGGCATGGCGGGCAAGGGATTTCGTTCTTGTCGATGCCGGAAGCCATGCCAAAAGCATTTCAGCGAAATGCGATTGGCAAAAATTCGGCGCACGAAAAACAAACTTTGCGCCGACAGCCAGTCACGCGGGGGGCGTAATATTCAGCATCGCAAACATGCCAGCTTGTAAAAGGGGCGCGGTGCATGTCTTTCTCAACCATTCGGACGAATATGACGTCTTAGTCACAAAGCCCCCGCGTGAATTAGGCGAAAAGTCTGCGGCAGTAGTCGCGCAAGCTACGGGCGTTTATTGCGACATGCTCCCCACAATAATTGATGACATGCTGAACGGTGTCATTTGTCACTCCGATTTGGTGATGGACTAATGAAGTTTATCGCAACAGGGTTTTGGTTTTTGTGCGCTGGTCTGGCTATGAGTGGCGCGCTTCAACTTCTTGCGCGGCGGCGGCGGCGCGGTGGGACAATCGTAAACATCCGCACGGGTGAAATCCAACGAGCCGGAGGGTTTTCCATAGATGACCAGCGGAGCGAAATAATGCAGAGCGAAAGGGGCAAGGCATGAGCGAAAAATGTCCAAGATGCGACAGCGGCGAACTCGGCTTCGGAGAGGTCGGGGATGGCGTTGAGTATGAATATTGGGACTGCAATGAGTGCGAAGCGCAATTCTATGTGCCTATTGAGATAGTGCGCGACTTTGCAAACATGGAAGACCAAGAGCAGCCAACTGATGAGCCGCTGAACGGGTAGCGGCGAAACGCGAGCGGCGCCAGCTGGTCGCGTCTTGGCAATCCCGCCAAAAAACTGATGAGGTAAACAATGAAAGATGAAATAGAAACTAGGC